AGTACGCAGGTAGAGATGATTTATCTGATTCAGATCAATCGCTGCTTAAACATTTATTAGATCTCATCGCAGCAAGGTGGCAAGAATGGAGTAACAAAGAAGGAGAAGAATCATGGATAGAGAAGACATCATCCGCATAGCGCGGGAGGCTGGGCTGCGCGTGGGAACAAACCTTAGCGGCGTTGTTCTTGTCGGGTCGCCTGCGGAAATAGGACTGGCACATCTGACTATTGAGGAACTTGAACGCTTCGCTGCCCTTGTCGCCGCGCATGAACGTGAGGCGTGTGCGAAGGTGTGTGACGCTGTGCAGAAAAAGAACGAAGACGACGGAGCATGGATGTGGGAAGCGAGAAACTGCGCCGAAGCCATCCGAGCAAGGGGTGAGAAATGAGTGGCGATCACAACCTATACCAGAAGAAGAAGGGTAACAAGAAAGGACTGTTCGATGACGTACTAATTAGTGACCCAGAACGAGACAAAGCTTGGGCGGCATTTATCAAACGCAAAGATGTTAAAGCGATGATGAAAGGCAAAGAAGATTTCAAGTTCCCATTTGATGGGTCATATGACCTGTGGTGTATCGCTTGGGAGAAAGCTTGGCGTGAAGGTTTTTATGAAGGTTGGAGAGAAGCAGGAGGAAAAACTCGTGAGCCCTGATACAAAAGTTATTATTAAAGATACGGGAGAAGTAGGGTACGTCATTAAAGATGACGGGGATTTTTACTACCTGCGTGTGCCCCAAACAAACTGGCCGTTCCCCATCTATACGTACGTCAATAAGAAACGAGTCAAACGAGCTAAAATAAGTAAAGAGCCCACGGACATTGAAGAAGCACCTTTTTAGGAGTTAGCCATGCCATACGTCAATAAGCCCCGCCCCTACAAGAAAGAATACGAACAGTACGATGGTACCGAGAAGGTCAAGAAAAAACGCGCCGAGCGCAACCGTGCGCGAGCCATCATGATGAAAAAGGGTTTGGCACACAAAGGCGATGGCAAAGATGTCCACCACAAGAAAGCGTTATCAAACGGTGGGTCAGCTAAGGATGGGTTGGCTGTGGTTAGTGCAGCTACCAACCGTTCGTTTGACCGCGATGCCAAGCATAAACTGATCTCTGAGGTCAGTCCACGGGAACGGAAAGATCGTGCAAATCGTTAACGACGAATTACTACTAGTAAGAACGCAATTCCCTAGCAGAATAAAAGAGACGATCAAGGGCAGTCAGGTTGTAGCCAAACAAGGCGATATTTACGAGGTAGCGGTTAACTGGGACTTATCCGAGGCTCAGGCGCTGCGCCGACTGAATATCAAGAACGTGCCCTCTCCCATCGTCAGAGACTACGACTGGCCTGGGATATATAAGCCGATGGATCACCAGCGGACCACGGCATCATTCTTGACGCTGCATAAGCGAGCCTTCTGCTTTAACGAGCAGGGTACAGGCAAGACAGCCTCAGCGATCTGGGCATCAGACTATCTGATGAACATAGGCGCTATCAAGCGCGTGCTTGTGGTATGCCCCCTGTCAATTATGCAGTCGGCGTGGCAAGCGGATTTGTTTAAGTTCGCTATACACCGTACAGTCAATGTAGCGCATGGCACCGCAGATAAACGCAGAGAGATCATCAATAGCAACGCCGAGTACGTCATCATAAACTTCGATGGGGTGAATGTAGTTCGTGAGGAGATCAAGGGTAAGTTTGACCTCATCATCATTGACGAGGCTAACGCCTATAAGAACAGCCGCACCCAACGATTTAAAACCATGCGTAGCTTGATGAACGAGCGAACATATATGTGGATGATGACTGGCACACCTGCTGCTCAATCACCTGTCGATGCTTTCGGCCTAGCCAAACTGTGCGTACCGGACCGAGCCCCGCTGCTCTTTACTGAATACCGTGATAGCGTGATGTACCAAGTGACTCGGTTTAAGTGGGCTCCCAAGCCTTCTGCTGTAGACACAGTGCACAGACTGTTACAGCCAGCGATACGGTTCTCCAAGGCCGAGTGCCTTGATTTGCCCGAAGTTACAAACGTTTCGCGGTACGCTCCGATGACTGCCCAGCAGTCTAAATATTATAAACAGCTAAAGAAAGATTTTGTTATGCAAGCAGTGGGAGAAGATGTAACGGCAGTAAATGCCGCTGCGAATCTCACTAAGCTGCTACAGATCGCATGCGGTGCTGTGTACACCGACAGTGGTAATACTATAGAGTTTGATGTGTCTGACCGGATGGATGCGGTCAAGGAAGTTATCGACGAAGCTACTAACAAGGTGCTCATCTTCGCACCGTTCACTCACGCGCTACGGCTAATCAAGGATGAGCTGAACAAGCATGGGGTTACATCCGAGATCATCGATGGTAGCGTGTCGGTCAACAAGCGCACCGAGATATTCCGACGCTTCCAAGAAACGCAAGATCCCAAGGTGCTCATCATTCAGCCGCAAGCTGCGGCACACGGCGTGACGCTTACTGCTGCTAACGTAGTCATATGGTACGCGCCCGTCACATCCATCGAGTCGTATCTTCAAGCTAATGCCCGTGTACACCGACAGGGGCAGAAAAACCCAGTGACGGTTGTGCACATCGAGGGCAGTCCGGTAGAGACTAAGCTCTATCAGATGCTGATGAATAAGCTCGACTTCCACACAAAAATAATAGATTTGTACAAACAAGAAATAGATACTTGACACACTTTAGTTTGTTAAGTATAGTTAAGATTCGGAGGTGATGAACATGGACATATCAGTAGATAAAGTTATTAATACGTTCTTAAAAATACGCACAGCTAAAGCTGAGCTGACTAGAGAGTACGAATCAAAAGTTGCAGAGTTGGATGAGCAGATGGGCATCCTTAAGGGCAAGCTCCTTGAGGTCTGCAAGGACACGGGAGTTACCACTCTCGGTACCGGAGATGCCGTGGCGTACCGTACAGTTAAGACCCGCTACTGGACGAACGACTGGTCGCACTTTTATGACTTCTTAAAAGATCGCGGAAAGCTAGAACTATTAGAGAAGCGGATCCATCAAACTAACATGAAGGAGTTTTTAGACGAGCACCCAGATACGCGCCCCCCAGGATTGAACATCGACACAGAGTATGAAATAACTATCCGTAAAAAATAGGAACAATTATGTCAAACATTACTTTATTTGAACAGGCAGTACCGGACTATCTTAAAGAAGTTGAGATGGATGAAATGACTCGTCGCTACGCTGGAGGCAGTGGCGGCAAACGGATCTCGATCCGTGGTCGTGTATTCCGGTTGGTTGTTGGAGGTAAGGAAGTTTCTAAAAACGAGAGCAACGCTATGAATGTTGTTATCGTTGCTGGCGGTAAAGACATCGCACGTTATTACCACGCCAAGCAGTACACGCCTGGAGATACAGCACCGCCGGATTGCTTTTCTAACGATGGCGTAGCACCCGATGCGTCTGCATCGTCTCCGCAAAGTGATAAGTGCGAGACTTGCCCGATGAACATAAAAGGTTCGGGTCAAGGTAATTCACGCGCTTGCAGATTCCAGCAGCGGTTAGCAGTCGTGCTTGCAGAGTACATCGATGGTGATGTGTATGAGTTGGCGCTACCGTCTAAATCCATCTTCGGTCGTGCAGAGCTCGACAAGATGCCGTTCCAGCAATACGCTAAATACGTTGGTTCGCAGGGGCGTAATCTCAATACGCTTGTGACGGAGATGCGGTTTGACACAGACAGTGACACGCCAAAACTTACGTTTAGGCCAGTGCGCTATCTGACTCGTGAGGAGTGGGTTGAAGCTAAGAAACAAGCTGAAACGCCAGAAGCTCGCAATGCCTTGAAGATTATTGTGTCACCGCAAGCCAAGAAGGTTAATGAACTTGCGGCACCCGCTGTTGAGGTTGCACAAGAACCTGAGCCGGTCAAGCGTACCGCTAAGAAAAACGTTGAGCCAGCTCCGGCACCAGCGAAAAAAGGTTTCACTGATATAGTCAGTGAGTGGTCTACGGACGATGAATGATGGACGCTCGTGGGCATTCGCTAAAATTGGTTGAAGCTATCCGAGGGGGCGACCCTTCGGACCCTGTTATTAAGTTAGGGAAGTACTGCATAGACCACCATGTACCCGTCAGTGATGTTGCGAAGTATTTTGGCGTGTCCAAGCTCACCATCTATAACTGGTTTTTCGGTAAGATGAAGCCCAGACGTAAAAACGTTGAGTTACTTCACGATACTCTGAGGCGATTAGAACTATAAAAGCTACGGGGCGTCTAGCTCGACGGAGTGAAAGAGGGCATGCCGCAGCTCTTTGACGCCCCCATTTACATCGCGGCAGGTCTAGGAGCGGCTGATGACCATCAAGACATTGCTTACTGCGTTGTTGCCCACAGACGGGTATTACTGCGTAGTAGGAGTAAAACCAGATGCCTATACAATACAAAAGTTTGTACAGGATATTGATGCGGTAGAAGCAGAAGCTGCCGCTTTAGTAAGCTCAGGGTTTAACGCTTACTTCGGTTGCGCTAAGTACGCTACCGACAAGAACCGCAAAGCACCGAACGTCAAGTCAGTCCAGAGTTTCTGGCTAGATATTGACTGTTACGACGACAAGCCCTACGCCGACCAGCAAGAAGGCATGGTGGCGCTAAAGAAGTTTTGCGTAGCGTTGAAGCTGCCAAGGCCGACTATCGTGGACTCAGGGCGTGGCCTCCATGTTTACTGGCGACTGCAAGACCCGATAACCCCAGAGCAGTGGAAGCGCACCGCAGTAAAACTTAAGAGGCTGTGCAACGAGCACGGGCTACAAGCAGATCCGTCCCGCACGGCGGATATAGCGTCTATCTTACGCTTGCCTGATACCAAGAACTTCAAGACAACTCCGGCGCTAGACGTAAAACTTGAGGTCGTAGGCAAGCCGATTGACTACGAAACGTTTAACAACCTGCTCGGCGCAGATATTCAGTCACCGACACCTCCACCAACATATGACACAGGTGGATTGAATGAGTTGACTAAATCGTTGATGGGTAACAAGCAGAACAAGTTCTCGCTTATCTTAGAGAAATCAAACAAAGGAACCGGATGTGAACAGATTAAACAGGCAGTTGCTAATCAGGGTACGACAGCGGAACCGCTTTGGAGGGCCGTCCTGTCCGTTGCGTCGCGCTGCGTGGATAGTGAGACAGCTATCCACGAAGTCTCTAAGCACCATCCCGAATACAATGCTCAGGAGACTGAAGAAAAAGCAGCACTCACTAAAGGCCCATTCTTATGCACAACATTTGAAGAAATCGAGCCAAGCCACTGCGCCAACTGCCCACACAAAGGCAAAATTAGCAGCCCGATTGTTCTTGGGCAGGTTGTTGCGGAAGCCGAACAATCCTCCACCACGGTCGGTTTTATCGAATCCGATCCGACTGCCGTATCAACGTACACCCTCCCCTCGCTTCCTTTCCCGTACTTTGCTGGAAAAACTACAGGGATTTACCGAAAGAGCTCAGATGACGACGAAGATGCAACCTTAGTCTACGAGCATTACCTCTATATCGTAAAGCGGTTAAAAGACCCACAGAAGGGCGAAGTAGTATGGATTAGGGTGCATACCCCCAAAGACGGCATTCGTGAGTTTGCATTGACTGCTATGGAGCTGATGACACCAGACAGACTCCGAGAACGATTAGCTTGGTACGGTGTTGTCGGCTTAAAGAAGCAGATGGACAGCATCATGCAGTACCTCGTTTATTTCCTAAAAGAACTTCAAACTACAACAGGAGCAGAACTTATGAGAAACCAGTTTGGCTGGACTGAAAACAATGAATCATTCGTAGTCGGAGAAGTTGAGATACGCGCAGACGGTGATAAGTACACACCCCCATCAAGCTATACCCATCAGTATTGCCAAGCGTTTGAATCTATCGGGACGTTTGAAGAATGGAAGAAAGTTGTTAACGTTTATGACCGACCAGGATTTGAACCGCATGCTTTTGGATTCTTCACTGCATTCGGCGCACCGCTGATGAAGTTTATGAATCAGCCAGGAGCGATCATCAACATGGTCAACAATGCTTCAGGCACAGGCAAGACCACAGCGATTAAGTGTATGCACAGCGTGTACGGGCATCCAGAAGAGATGATGCTGATTGAACGGGACACAGCGAACACACGGCTACATAGGCTTGGCGTGATGAACAACCTACCGCTAGGTTGTGACGAGATTACCAAGATGCCGTCAGACGATTTCTCAGATTTTGCTTACAGCGTATCGCAAGGACGTGGGCGTGGGCGGATGAAGATGAATGAAAATGCCGAACGGCTTAACTTTGCTCGATGGGCAACCATGCTGCTATGCAGCTCAAACGCTTCAGTGGTAGATAAACTAAAGAGTTTAACTACTTCGGATGGGGAGCTGATGCGAGTCATCGAGTTTAACGTCCCTGCATCTAAGCTGCTACTTAAGGAAGAAGCCGACGAGATATACGGCAAGCTGTACACAAACTACGGACACGCTGGAAAGATATATCTGCGAGACCTTGTTCCTAATCTAGAAGAGCGGATCGGTGAAGTCAAAGAACTTCAGCGGCATATCGATAAGAAAGCAGGATTCACTAACCGTGAGCGATTCTGGTCAGCAGTTGCTGCATGCAATATTGCAGGAGCTCAGTTTGCTAAGCGATTAGGTATTCACGATATTGACGTAGGCCGAGTCTATCGATGGGCGGTCCAAGAGTTATCGCAGATGCGGAACGACATCAAGCCCCCTGCAACTAACCACGCTTCGATCATTGCAGACTTCTGGAATAAACACTCCCGTAACACCTTGGTTATTAACGGCGAGCTTGACCGACGCACTAACGTCGAGTCGTTGCCGATACGCGAGCCATTTGGGGAACTTATCGTTCGCATGGAGCCTGATACACAAAAGCTATACATCGACTCCAAAGCATTCCGTAAGTTTTGCCAAGACATCCGAGTAACCGTTAAGGATGTAATCGGCGCACTGACCGCCGAGGGCGTATGCGAGGGACTTGTCCAGAAGCGCATGTACAAAGGCACAAAACTTAGCAGTGTCCCGGCAATCATGGCTTATGCGTTTGATTGCAGCAAAGGTAACTTCATCGACACCGAACAGTACTGCGATCCTGGCGTAGCTTTAGAGGAAGAAAAGCAGGATGCTAGTTGATGGGGTTGACTACAACGTAGACTTCACAAAATTTAAAGTAGGCAGCTCGTTCTTTGTGCCGTGCATACACCCGAAGATCGCTAAGAAAGATATAAAAACACGGGCTAAACGCCTAGGGTTTAAGGTTGGGATGAAGTTTCTTATTGAAGATGGGTACAGAGGCTTGCGTGTTTGGAGACTTAAGTAGTAATATCAAGTCTGTTTCATAGTGTGTCTCTGTTCCCTCCTGTTGATGACTCTTTCCCCCGCGCCCTGCGGGGGTTTTTATTTCAAGATACCTTTCTTTTTGAGCGCCGCAGTGAGCTCGTCGTCAGGTATATCGTCATACTCAGGGTATCGCTTCCGCACTTCTTCGAGCGTCATCTGTTTAGATGGAGCAGGTTCTTTCTTTCCAGTCTCAAGCATTTGCCCTATACGCCCGATTAAACGCTTATCGATCCGAGCGCCGACTGCCTCGGCTTGGGCTATATCTTCAGCTCGCTTCTCGAAAGAGTTTTGAATCTTCTCTGCGAGGCTTCCGCTCTTTGGCAATAACTCTGGGTTTTTACCGTAGAAGTCAATAGCTTTATCTAAAGCAGCTTCGTAGCCTTCATCGTTATCCCGCTCAAGCCATAGTCGGTTGAGGATTGCAGTTTCTTTGGCTTTAATGGTGAGGTCAGCTTCTTTAGCTTGTATGGCGCGTTTTTGCTTTAGTGCTAATTCTTCAGGCTGTAACCCAATCGCTTGCATCGCAAGCATCCAACCAGAGAAATCTTCGGGGGCAATTTGGGTTTCACCAGATTTAGTCACCGCACCTTCAGTGCCATACCGATATGCTTGCATAGGCTTTGCGAAAAATGCGGGAAGTATCTTTTCCCAAGCACGTTGGTATTGCCCTTCGTTGAACAGTTTGACGGCTTCGGCCCAGTTTAAACCTAGACCAACTACCGGACCGGCGTTAGCTATAACGTCTTGGATTAGCCCTTCAACAATATCAGGCGAATACCGACCGTCTCGGTAGAAAAGATTCTTGGGGTCAAGGCTTACACGTTCAGAAATACTGCCTTCCACGACTTGAGATACCGGCCCTCTTGCAAATGACATGCCGCCCATCCACTCGCTAGCCCAACGGCGGAACCAGTTCAGGTAATCAAATAGCTCATCATCTTTCTCATCGTCCGAAGCTAGCATCGCTGCCATGATAGGCATGACGATCCAGAAGAACGGCATAGCTTCTAACCCACCGAACAAAAAGGTAACACCAAGAATACCTGCGAGCTCTTTCCGTGCTTGACTACCGATGTCGCTTCGGAAGTCCTCTATCTCGTCCATCCTACGATCAATCTCAGCTTGCGACATGTTCTGTTTGGCATAAAACTCTCGGATTTCGCCAAGCTCTTTTTTGCTATACGGACGTAATCCTAACTGCAATGCACGCACCCAGTTGTACGTTGCCATAACAGCGTATTGTTTAAACTTTAGAATGACGCTCAGTGGGACATTAGCAAACAGCCTGGACTTCATCTGTCGGCTAAAGTCGCCAAGGGTCAGCCCTGCAATGTGTTTTGCTTCTTCGATAGCCGCTTCAAAAGCTTCATCAGGAGTGTAAGTTACTGGGTTTCCGTTAGCGTCTCGCTCAATAGCTCCTCGTGTATCACGCTTGGGCTCATTAAGCAGTCGGTCGTATTCAAGCTCAAAGGCCGACATCAACGCAACTTCGCGGTTAGCACGCTCTGATTGGTGGAACAGCCCACCGAGTATTTTCTTTATGACGTTATAGCGAGTGGTGTACAGCTCGGACGGGCGGTCGCTAAGATCAAAAATATCGTTGGTTAGGCTGATATTGACCTGCTCTTCGGAAATGAACCGATCAGCAGCACGTTTCAACAGCGGGGATAGGTTACCGCTCTCGACGATAGAGGGGAACTGCATCTCAAAGAGCAGCCCTTTTGCGGCAGGTTTTAGGGTGCGCCCAGGTGCAGTCTGCCAGTACCGGCCCATATTCTTGAGCATGACCTCACTGGCTTTGGTGTAGCCGTACTTACCACCAAGCTTAGAGCCAGCAAATACTGCAAAACCTACCGTGTTGAGTAAGGCTGTAAACGGTGCCGACAGCATCGTAAAGAACACTATCGAGCCAGCGGTGCCCGCAGCTTTTGCTAATAACGATTTATCTTCCGCACTCAAGATAGTCTTAGTGCGTGCTTCTAGCTCGTTAATATAATCTCTATAGACTTCCCGCGTGTCAGGCTTAAAGAATTCCTTGACGTACTCTCGCGCTTTATTGATGTTGTTGATGAAATCTTCGCTGTACTTGAACCGCGCCATTTGGTAAGCGTTGTGCACCGCAACATCAGTGAACACCCGCAACATATCACTGCTAGCACCTTGGATAGCCTTACGATTAATAAACATCTTCCGCATGCTTTGTTGCGGCAGCATGATGTAAATCAACTGGTTCAAGCTATCCTTCAGTTCATCCCGTACATCTTCAGCCGTCTTGGTAGCCGCAGCACCTGTGGGCGGCACGATGGAGTCGATAAGCTCCTGCACCTCTTTCAGTATTTGCGTAGACGCTAAGTTTTTCGAGAACAATTCAGAGATACCGCTACCTGCTTCGACCGTCTCGGCAAGTGCTTTCTGTTTTGCGTTACCAGCTTGCAGTTCACGTATCCGCGCACGACGCGACAGCTCACGAGAAATCTCGCTCTCAAACTCATAAAACTCTTTGTTAGCACCTTTACCTACCTGGAACCAGTACTCACCAAAGCGACGTAGCGGGAAGTATGGGAATACCAACTTGCTAGGTGCAAATTGTTCATTGATCTTGCGTATAGCTTCCTGACGTTCAGCTTTGGGCAGCTTCAAGACCCGCTTCTTCATCTCGCGGATCATCTCTTGCAAGTTGTTATAGAAGTAATCTCTAACCTTGCGGTATATGGCTTTGAACTCAGGATCTAGGCTGGCCCAGGCAGCATCAAGCTCCGGCGTAGTCGGCCCTTTGTCTGGATCTTTACCGTTAATGGTAGCGTCCAGCATGACTCTACCAACCAAGGTAGACTGCGCTGGCTTTTTATTTTGAGCATTAAGCCAGTCAAGGGCAATCGTCTGTGCTTCTTTCAACTTCGACAAGCGATACGAAGTCATCTTGTCTACGATATTGATCGCAGTGGTAAGCTGAGGAAACTTAGTACGTGTGATGTCTGCAAGTTGCCGCAAGGTCGCAGCAAACAAAAAGGCTCGGCGTAGTTTTCCGTTTGCCGGATTCCATAGTGCTGGCCCTAGTTCGCCCATCGCTTTAGCAAACGGCACGCGCCGCTTTAACGCATCACCTATGATGCTACCAAGCGATTTGGACACATCCTCAACCGTGCGCCATTTGGATTTACCACTGATAGGTCCACGAGCAGGGGCAACACGCTTTTTCTTACCAGGAGGTGTAGGTGGTTGTTGACCAGGAGGTGTAGGCAGTGGCTGGTTAAACGGTATACCCGTAGTTGGTGATACTCCTGGTGGGGATGGTTTGGGGAACTGCGGTTTCTGCCCAGGAGGTGTAGGCGGCGGAGATGATGAAGTACTAAAGGCTATCCACCCTTGATCTTCTACATCACCATCTTCTCCAGCTCTTCCACTGACTTCGCCTTCACTAGGGGTTTCAGGTCTTTGTACACCTGCGCCCCTTCCGGGTCGTTCTCCTGCTGATACAGCCTTAGCCTCGTCTCCAGCGCCGCTTCCAACTCTTCCTTCCGGTAATCTGGAGGCGCTTTGCTTGTAATCCTCAAGAGACTTTCCAGTGTTAATAGTTGTAGATTTTCCATATTCTTCCTTCATGGCACTAAAAGTCGATTCGTGCCGCACTAATATGTCTAATATAGCGTCCCTAAAGTAGTCAAGCATACCTTCATCTGCAAGGTATTGCTCAACTTTGATCATGTTGGTGTTATGCCCAACTCCATGAGACATATCCCCGGTATGGGCTATTTCATGAATCATGGTGTTGAGTATGACTTGGCGAACGCCAAACAAAGACTTTGATCCCCAATCATAGAAAGGATTCACATACACCGCTTTATACGGAACTCTTATATGCACCCCACCGTATTTTTTATCGATGCTTATCCCAGCAAAAAATAAATTATCCGGTTTCAAAACGTCGTAACCGTAGATTCCACTGTCTGCTAGTAGCTCTTTCATTTCGACTAGCAACGTACCAAGCTCAGCAAAGAACCCTACAGGGTCGCCATAAGGTTCCCCAACAGCTATAAGATCTGCACTAACGTTGGAGTGAAAAGCAGGAGACTTAGGATCTTGCACCATTGAAAGCATGAACTTCGCTTTGGTGGGGGCTGCTTCATCCGCTTTAAAAGTTTCCTCTAGCAAACGTTCCGACTTAGGTTCGTTAGATGTAATAACGTTACCATTTGGGTTTACAACGACTACCTGCCCTCCTTGCGGTAAGATCTTGACGGTGGTGTCAATAGCTGGTTTAACAGGCGTAGATTTTTCTGCGGCAATTCTGCGTTCGTTGAATAGCTTTACTAATTTATCAGACGATTCTTTAAGATCTTGCCCCCCTTCTAAGCGAGGAAGCATGACAATTTTCTTAAAGTTATCCTGCAATTCTTGCATTTCTTCGCCACGGGCGATCATGGCGAGGTAGCTATTAAGCGCCTTTATGTCCTTTTCATGCGTCGGTTTAAAACGCTCACGTTCATAAGTAAAGGGATACTCAGGAAGTTTAGCTGCTACTTTAGGCTTAATGTTAACAATGATGTCAAACGGAATTTGCTCACTCATAGATTTCATAAACCTATGATTAAACTGATACACACCGCTTGATAAAATATAGTGGGACGGATATTGCGAAGGATTTATACCGAAATATACGTCTGCTTCGCCCCACTCAAAGTCAACTTTAAGTTTCCTGTATTTATCATGGGGGAAATTAGCCCCTACTTTGGGCGTCTCTTTCTTACCGTCTATTGAAAAATCTATTTCTACGTTATCGTGGATAAGAGGATAGTTAAAAAAAGTTGTATCTTCTAATCTCCACGGAAACCATATATAAACGGTTTTACCAAAACTATCAACGAACGATTCAGGCACAGTCACTGTTGTCGTTGTACCGTGTTCTGTTTTAGGCGCACGCGTGCGTTTGGCGGTAAAATCACTTCTTATAATATTGATTGAGTCTGTGTCTACAACGATTCGTTTCCCGTCACGTACAGTGTTTACATAGTAATGATCTACAGCGGTCATAAAAGCGTATTTGGCTTTCCCAAAACCTCCGCTGGTTTCCCCAGGAGGCATATCACCTTTATCAGATCCTTCTCCAGTAAATAACGCATTGTCTACAGTTTCTTCGCTCATACCAGAGCCGTTATCAGTCACTGTTATTGTGCGTTTTGCAGAATCTAAAGCTATTGATATTTTTCCTTTTTTAATGGTGCCTTCGTACATAGCCCGTTTAACGCCATCAAAAGCATTTTGCGTTAGTTCTTTAACAGCAACTTGGGCTAAAGACCCACCATACATCTGAGCGCCATGTGCCCTAATGACTGCTTCGCTATCAACCTTAAACTGCATTTTCTTCTCGCCATAACCTTCTTTGGTAGAGAAAGAAATGTTAGCGTTGGTGTTAGGACGCGATACTAGCTCCAGTTTTGCAGCAGGCACCTTTACGTACGACTTTGGGTTTTTCATCGTATCTGGGCGGTAACGCACCATATTGCCTTCCACACCGACTACTACGCCGGGGGTATTACCGTACCTGACAACATCCCCCATCAAAAAGCCTGACGCTATCGTGTCTATGTTCTTTTGGATGGTGTCGTTTAAAGCATCAACCTCTTTATTATTTGGAGGCTGTAAGTTAAAGTCTGTAGGCGGCTGCTCGTTTACACGGACGGTGTCATCAACAGGAGGCGTAACGCCTTGAGAAGCCTCTTCAAGTTTGTCGAGAAGCTCCCTAATCTTTGCTAGATCTTTCCCCTGCTCGGCGTATAGCTTATTAAGCTTATCGGGCGAAAAGGTCTTGTACTTTCTATCTTGTGCAAGTCTCTGGCTTAATATGCTGTAACCACCTGCACTGATAATAGTACCCAGCCGATACAGCTCTTTAATTTCTTTAGGAGCATTTGTGCTTATCGCAGCGCCATCGTAAGGCATAAAGCCTGCTTGACGTATGGCTTCATTAATATCTGTAATAGCTATATCAGTGTTAGCGAGCACCTTACCGGCAGGAGCTAGCCCTTCGGCTTGACGCTTAGTGCTCGTTTCTTTAGTGTATTGGTCTAGTATTAATCGCTCTCTTGGGGTATTGCTCCGTAGCGTATCCCGCAAGGTATTTGTCGTTGAAACTGGCTCCGCCTTAGCGGGGGTTTCAAACTTCTTTAGCTTCTCCGTAGCAAAATCAACGGTTTCTTGAGTGCTAGGCTTTTTAGTCCGCATCGGACCTTGTAACCGCGTGAGGATACCCTCCCCAAAGCTTTTACCGCCAGGAGTTTGCAGCAGCCTTTGAGCTATGTCGTATTCTTGCTGTTCAAAAGTGTTGAACGGGGCAGCGGGCTCAGCGGGAGCGGCAGGTGCTCTTGCAGCCTTTTTTCTTTTAGCAGGCGCTGGTTCTCGCGGCGCTTCTGCTTCGACGGTTTCGGTGGGCGTAGGGGCACTAATAATCTCCTTTTCTTCGTTCTTTGCTTCTTCCAATGCCAAAGATACTTCTTTACGAATATTTACATCTTCTTCGCTTAATTTATTTTTTCTATACGGTTCCACCATTTTGTTAATTGCATCAACATCCTCTTCCGTATAGACCGTATTACGCTTAAGTCCTATCTCTAATAATTCATTTAACTCTGCCCCATATGCGGGGTCGTACGTCATAAGCTCGTCAGTTAGCTCACGTAACTGTTGAGGAACGCTTTTTGGTTCTGGTTCTGTTAATGCAGGAGGCGGTCCTCCTTCTCCCGGTACAGGTGCAGGAGGAGTAGGCGTAGGAACTCCCACTGATGGCTGCTGAGTTTCTGCAACTCCTTCGGGGGCGAGAGTTCGTTCGGGTCTGCCAGAAACTGGAATGCTCTCTCCACCAAGGGTACGGGAAGGTCGCTGACCAGGGGGAATGATGACATCACGCTCTCCTTCACCTAACTTGTCTATTGCCCTACGTGCACCGCTTTTAGCTAGTGCAGCGGCACCTGCAACGCCACCAATCGTGCCGGTTTGCAGTACGGTTTGTAGGACGGTATCGGATAACTGCTTAATAAGATCGGCAGCGGTGCCTTCTTGCCTAAGACCAATGGGTAACTTCTCTATACCAAACTGAGCGGCGGTAGTTGCCATCTCTGCGGGTACTTCTTTGGCGATTGCTTTACCAAAATAGTTGCCAAGAAAGTCAGCTAACTCATCAGTGCGTACGCCTTTAGCAGCAGCACGCATACCAGCTATCTGTTCAGATAGCCCAAACCGCGAGAAATATATCTCTGCACCGGTTAGTAACGATGCGCGTAACGCAGACTCGGAAGCAGACTGGCCTTCCCGCTTACCTTCAGAGTACGCCTGCCCAAACGAAGTAACTCCAATATTTGCTAGTACCGGTAATGTTGTACCTGTGAATAAACTTGCTAAAAGCCCTGGACCCTGCTGGGCGAGCGAATTAAGCATGTTCTCAAACTGGTCAACCAGAGGAGACCGACTCTTAGGCTCACCAAGTTGCTGCAAGAATGCTTCAGATTTTTTGCCAACCTGCCCGTAATACCTAGCGGCTTCTTCGTTACCTGTTAGATCAGCAATAGCTTCCGCAGTACCAGCAGCGCCTTGTTTAAGCCCTTCGCTTGCACGAGCTAGCGCCCTACCTGCTACACCTTCTTTGCGGGTCTCAAGGGCTTCAACAGCTTCGGGGGATGGTTCTTCGGCTACGGTAAGTGCGCGTGGCCCCATACCTCGCTCAATCTCTTGTTGAGCTATGAGGTCGGCAACCTCATAGTTAGCGCCTTGACTGACAAGCTGCTCTACTCTTGCTTCGCGCCTAGGGTCTAACCGTTTAAGCGAAGGTGCAGTAGGCTTGAAGCGCCCGTATTCAGCATCGAGAGCACGCACCACATTACCAACGTAGTCGGTACGTTTAGCTAAAACCTCACGCTGTTGAGGCGTAGCCATGTCGTACATTGACCGTATCCTGTCGTACTCTTTCTGGCTAACCGGAGCACCCCGTGTCTCTATCGGTGCAGTCGGCTCAGGCTTAAAGCCTTCCATGACAGACGCACGTCGAGAAGGAGTAGGGGCAGGTGTTATGGGAGCGGTAGCAAACGCCGACTCAGTACCTGTGATGGGTTCTGGCTGGGCAAGCGGTTCAGCGGGGGTATACCCAACTTTAGCGTAATACTCTTCCCTAGAAAAATCAGAAGTGTAAAACTTATCGTACAACTTATCCGCTAGTTCTTTGTCAGAAATGTCGTTGTACTGCGGGTATGACTTACGAAACTCGTCAAGTCTCATTATCTAAGTCCGAGTGGGTCGTCACGTTTACCACCAGCTTGCGGATAAGGAAGCACACCCCTTGTACTTGAAGTGGGGAAACGCTTTCTCATTTCTGTTTCAGCATATTCCTCAGCAGCAGCTTCGCCTTGTTCTCGCTTTAATTTTCTATAAGCAGGTGTAAGCCTTACTCGTGCCATCGCTTCATCTTCTGCTTGAGATCGTCTGGTTTCAGCAGTAGTTTTACTAGTATCAGCTCTTGTCGTAGCTGCTGCGGCGGATACACCGCTTGGTAGCATCTTAGCGGCTTCTTGGTATGCCGCTACCTTAAGCTGTTCATCGGTTACCTGCTCACCTTTTGGCTTTTTAGCGTTCTCTTCTTTAAGCTTCCCAAACCATGCAGCAGATAGTTGCTGAAGATCAGTTTTACCACCTGATTCTCTCTGCATTCCAGCAATCTTTTCTGCGACCTCAGCACGCATAACAGCAATAGCTTCTGCGGATGCGATCCTCTCGGCAACGCTACGTTCAGATGCGGCGATGCGCTCCATCATAGCTTTGATTTGCTCGTCTTTATAGCCAGCGTCAAGCAACATCTTACGAGCATCAGAAACTTGTTTGAGCGCAGTTTCGCGCTGCTTAATGCCTGCATCAATATCGCCTTCAGCCATCTTAAGCTTGGAATCTTCGATGCGGTCTTTAGCTTCTGACATAGCCAACTGAAACTGCCGATCAAGTGCTTTGTTTTGTTGTACTTGAGCTTGGAGTGACTGCGCCGCAGCACCAATCTTTCCTTTACGTGGTGCTGAAGCAAACGCAGCAAGCGAAGAAGCAAGCGCCCCAAGACCCCGCCCTTCTTTTTCTTTTTCGTACTCTTTCTCTCTAGCTGCTAGTCGATCTTCACGCGCTTTATAAACATTTCCTAACCCCATTTCTTCACGAAGCCTACGTCTTTCTGCAACAGCTTGCTGTTCGGTTGGAACGTCCATAAGTGCTTGACGGTAAATAGCTTCTTTTAGATCACTTTCATCAGCCCTAGATACCCCCTTGGGTACACTGTACATCGATGGGCCACCTCGTGCTTCGTACTCATCTATCTCTGCATTCGACATGTCATTAAGCCCACCGTTGCTAAACGACACAATACCTCCAGGTGCAAAGCCTTGCGCCATGTTCTGTGCGGGAAGCGCAGCAAGTCCTGCTTCTTGAGGAGGCTGTGGTTGTGGTTGCGGTGGGGGTGCAGCGGGCGGCTGCATCGGGGGAGGCGCAGCAGGAGGCATGGGCTGACCCATAGCCATTGGGAGTCCTGAGACTTGTCGTTGCAGTGCACCATTTCTCATCGCACCGTCAAGCATCGCCTTAAGCTGAGCGATCTCCATCTCTTTCTGCGCCATGATAGTCGGCGTTTGTGATGGGTTTGCTTGAAGTGCTTGAGTACCCATCGACGCATTCGTCATACGGGCTCGGCGTAATTCTTCGTATTTCGCATCTTCAGGTAATACTTGAGGCTGCATACCTTGCTGATAGCGGTCAAGCATAGCGTTAGGAACCGCTTGTGGGTTCTCCAAAGCACTCTGAATTTGCATACGGTTATACATAATTAACCACCAGGGAATAATTTGCTGATGTCAAAGCCAGCCTGTTTTAAGTTAGCAGCAATAGATGCTATCCCAGCTAAGTTTTGAATATTACTTGGCCCTTGTTGATAATAGTTTGTCGTCGCAATCGGTAAGCCTTGAAGCAGACCTTGACGAAACTTAAGCATCTCCAACGGGTACTGATACTGTTCACGCTCATACTGAGCACGGTCGCGGTCGATAGCTGCTTGTTGTAAAGCTTGCTGCGATGCGCCCATGCCATAGGTAGACTGCAACCGATTAATGTCAGCACCTAACGCTTGGAGGCCGAACTGTGTACCAGCATAATCACCTTTTTGCTGGATGTCAGCTAATTGCTGCTGCAAGTTACGGTCACGTTCTGCTTGCATAAGCCCGTACCGAGACCCACCAAATGCGCCAGCACCTACAGCTTTAGCAGCGTCTTGTTGCCCAGCAATCTGCGACGTACGTGTAGCTTCACGTTTGGCAATATCCGTGACGTTTTGCTGATAAGGGTTAAGGTATTGCTGATAAAACGCAGCAGTACCTGGAGAAGCAAGATTACCTATGCCAGTAAGAGCGTTGTATTGCTGTGGCTGGAACCCAGCCGACAGCGGTCGGTCATAAGGTTTATACGGTAGATTAGCGAATGCTTCTCCTTGCTGAAGAAGGCGCTCTACATAAGGACCGGCCCAAGCCGATAGCGTTGATGAAGAAGTTGCATCAGCCATGATTACCTCGGCATAAAGCGTTCGGCGTCAATTTCACGCCCTTGTTTTTTAGTTCCGGTTCTTGCTTTGCGAACACGGTCCATCATCTCGTAAAGCATCTTTGCGCCAGCACTAGAATTACCGTTACCAAGATGACTAACGACATCAGCAGGAATAACAAACTCCCCATCAGAAAGCGCAGCAGGGCGCTTACCATCGATATGAGCCGGTACTCTATCTGCCATCCCATCGGTTATTCCGCCTAAATATCTAGGTGGAAGTGTACGCCCACCACGCGCTAGAGACAACAAGCCACCGTAAGCTAAGCCTCCACCGGATGTGTCAACACCCGCACCATCAACCGTATCAGTATCGGTGCCACCTGCTGGAGAAGGCAGTACCCCAGCACCTAGATAACCTGTCGGAGGCGTATACGTAATCGGCCCAAAACGTTGGAAGTAAGGATCTTCGTAGCCCACAGTATCAGCTCCAGCATAGTCATAGGTCTCAGGGGGTGCTTTGTAAGTACGCGCTGCCGTGAAAGGTTGCGTTAGGTTAGGTGTGTAGGAAGCGGGACCGTCACCGCCCAGAGTAAGGTTTGTAAACAGACTTGGTAGGCCCACAAGATTAAATTCGCATTCCCCAGTTTTAGCGTTATGTGTATACCCTGTGGGGCATTTATCACCGGTGATAGTGTCATTACCGCCACCACCTGTAATTGTAGTTTCAGGAGTGCTGCAAATTTGACCCCCAGAAACAGTATCGTTTACAGCAACTTGTCCTGGAGGACATACGCAATTACCAGCAGCGTCTCGTGTTTGACCTAGAGCTGGGCAAGCCTCTACTTTTACAGAAGGTTTGCATTCACCATTTTGTTCTGTAGTTCCTGGAGGGCATACACAATCACCAGCAGTGTTACGTTCTTGACCTATAACTGGACACATAGTGTCTATGATGACCGTCGTTGTGTCTTGGCATAACCCAAGCGCATTAGGCGCTTGGTCAGGATCTAAGCAGTAGCAGTTACCGTCTGCCCCTTTGTATTGATCTTCATTGCATTTTTTAGCAGTAACTTCTAAGGACGGTTTGCATTGGCCGTCTGCTTGTTTTGTAGTTCCTGGAGGGCAAGTGTCATTGCCTGCCCCACCCGTTAAATTAAGCGTGGTGTACTCTAAATCAAAGCACGAATTAGTTTGGGGGTTATACCCCATACCTTTAGCGTAACAGTCCGCCGCAGTTACTGTGACTTTTGCGGATTCTTTGCAATCCTCCCCTTGTTCTATATATCCTGGAGGGCATACGCATCCGCCGTTTACATTGTCGCGGATCTTAGGATATTTGCAAAAAGTATCTACAACCTTTGTCGAAGTTGCTGGCGGTGGAGTAGGTGTCTTTGGTTTAAATGTTGATAATCCAGAAATATCGACCCGTTCAACACATTTGTTTTCTATGGGGTCGTAGTCCATACCAATCTTGTTGCAATCAGCCGCAGTTACGGTAACTTTACCAGCGTCGATTGTGTCGTTACCCGAACCGCCTAATACGACGTAATCAATAGGATCATAACAGCCACCAGTTATGGGGTCGCGAATTTGATTGGGGTTTTCGCAAGGATCAGAAGCGCCTGTAACTTCTACAGTACCGGCTTTGATTGAATCATTACCTGAACCACTTTCGATGTAGTCAGATATGGTGTCATTGATTGAATCGTTACCTTTACCACCAGCTACAGTAACTGCACCCGCTTTAAGAGTATCAGCGCCAGAACCGCCTGTAACGTTTGCCTTTTTACCATCGCCAAAGCCAGAACCAGTAAAGAAACCGGTAGGGTCGAACTGATCAAGGGGGTCAACGTCTGCTTTAACGACAACTTTACCGGCAGCATCGTTTATCAAATTGGTGGCGTCAGTGCCTTCTGCAAAAGAATCCTGAATAAGCTCAAGCGCATCATCACCGGTTAACTTAGTGCCAGGGATTTTCGTATCCCCAAAAGTACCCATGATCGCGCCAAGACCTGTATTACGGTAAATATCGTTGCTGTTACCACCAGCAATCAACGTTGTTAGCCCAGCCGTAGTCCCTTTAGCAATGCCGTTAGAAAGCTTTTCCGACACCTTATCCGAAAGGTCGCTAATACCCGTAACGTCAAGCCCTTTAGTCGCAAGATTACCGACAAGCGAAGTAAAAGGTACGTCTTTGTTAGTGCCTAACAAATCTCCAGAACCCGGAATGGGTACGTTATTAAGTATCGTTCCAGCAAGCGTTCCAGTCGCGCCTTCTTTGAAATCACCCCCAAGAAGTTCGGAAGCAGTTCCGTTTACTAACATCCCCACGCCGGTCTTGATTGCGGCTTTTTCCGCAGCAGTTAGCGCAACTTGTTCAGCAACCCCCGGTAGCATCTCAACCCCGGCAAGCGCATTGCTGTTTATAGCGCTAACGACATAGTCGGTAAGCGTGTTGGTGATGGGCTTAGTAACAATCTGCGTGGGGTTTGTGATTGCACTTGCAGCTTCGCCAACTGTGAGGTTAGACGCAAGGCTTCCCGAACCTGCTCCTGCCGAGCCACCTAAAGAACTTAATACATCCCCCGCACCCATCGCCATACCGACAGTACCGAGGGCTTGAAGCCAGCCTTGTAATTCAGAAGGGTTGGGTTTAGTTAAGCGTCTGCTGGTAGGGTTACCGTACGCGTCGTACTGCTGGACAATTAATTTATCGCCCTGTACACCAACAACTTGCTCAGTGACAATATCGTCACCTTTCTCTACCTGACGAATCCCTGTATCTGTTCCAAACGTGCGCTGCACATCTCCGGTAAGTAACGTGCCAAGTGGAATACCTGCATCACGAAACAGTTGTTGAATATCACCTGTTGATACACCTTTGAACGAGGCGAGATCGTCTGCGCTCAAACCAAATGATGTAGCGATTTTCTGGAGCTTGGAGGCATCATTACCCGCAGCCGCAATCTGATCACGAATGATGTCGTCTATATACCCAAGGCTGGAAGTCGCCATACCTTACCCCGCTATCGAAGAAACAAACACCATCGTTGCAATCACAGACGGCGTTGCAGGACGAGTTGGTGTTGATGCCGCTGGAATCTGTTCAACTAATACCCCTGTATTGTCTGTATGCCAGTACAACTGAACATAGTCTCCGGCTTGGAGCGTTAAAAACAAATTCAACGCTGCGATCAAATGCCCGTTAACACCACCATGTTTATTCGGTACAGAAAAGCGAGAGTTACTGTTAGCTAAGTTCGTTCCGTTAATTGCAGCCCAAACGTCAACGTCGTGAATCTGTGTGTCCGTATTCGCAAACTGAATACTGAATTGTAAGTTGTATATGCCTGAATAAGTAACCGTAAGCTGAGAATTATTGGCTAAATAAACGCTGTCAGAAATATCCGTTGTACTAAACGTAATAGCATAATCTGCTGTTGTACTTGCCGCCGTCTGATCTACGTCACTGGAGAACGCACCAAATGGATTACTTAAAAATCGCCCACCATCAGGACCAAGTACGTTTTGCAACGTGCCGCTAAGCCTGTTGAAATATAGGCGCAGTACATTATTCAGCCCCTCCTGATACCGGCTATCAAACTCAAGCGGCGATAAGGGAAGGTTTGGCGGTGATGGAAAATTTATAAGGCTCATGCACCGTTACCCGTTGCCCGTCCGTCAGGCCGGATGTCCATCCTCGGAGAACCGAGCTGCCACGTTGTACCAACTTTGTTAGAACGTACCTTGAGGTATGCCTGACGCCCACGGAACCGTGTATAGATCTGCGAGGTGTATTCATCGACGGGATAGTCAGCAGCAATCACTGTGCCTGATACGGGCGTGTTAGCAGGTGAGCCTGAGCTTTTCTTGGGGTAGATGGTGAATACAACTTCTGGGTCCGAGTTATCCGTGGAACCAGTAAACGTGATATCTGGGATGGTTCGGTAGACGTACATAAACTTGTCACCGTCTTCAATATCAAACTCGGCAGACTCGATGTAAGCATCTATCGCGGCAACAGAATCACCTGCTGCGTCATCCACACCATACTCTTGGTTCAAAATGCGTCGGTTGTAATCGGCAGATTGAGGGTATGGGCGCAAGCCAGAGTCTGACCAAGCTGTACGCTCCATGGTGCCGTAGTACCAGATTCTTTCCAGGTAGTTGAACACCACATAACGATCTACCGTCGTGCTATCTGCTGAGCAGTAGAACCACCAGACTTCATTGAAGCCTTCGTTGGTACCAGCAAATACTTGGTAAGCTTGGTCTACGTTAATGTCACTAAATACATATCGCCGCAAGTCGCTGGGCAGCGTCTGCACTCGACCGTCATAAACATAAAACTTATCAACACCCATCCAGTACACAGCACCGGATGCAAATATACCTGCGTTAGGCCCGATGATGGATATGTTGTCACCAAGTAGCTGAGCGCCCCAGACCAGCGGTGCCCCAAGAAATTGAATGGAATACGCAGCCGAGTCGGTGAGCGTAAAAATTTCCTGACGGGTTTGGATGGCTAATACGATTTCTGAGCCGTGCGATAAGCGCAAGTCACCTGCTTGATTGGTTGCAGCAGGAGCCCAGTCAGTCAGGCTTTCCTGGTCGGCCCAGCGAATAAGCATGGGGTCATAGCTACCACTAACAGTATCTGCTGGGTTGTTGGCACCAAAAGCAAACAAGAAACGGGATATGTCCGAAACAAAGATAAACGTTACTTCAGTAGGACATGCGCTTGACCCAGCCAAATCCTGTAGTGCTACCGCTCTTGTTGTTAACCCCGATGTTTCATCCCAGTAGTATATGGACCCAAAGCGTGGTGCAAAGACAAGATCTTCACCCCAGTTATACGCACTCCACAAACGTGCGTAAGTTGTTGATCCTCCACCAAAACCCCATGTGCCGCTATTCCATGGGCCGTTCCCCCAGCCAAAACCTGTCGTCGTAATTTCTGCGCCAATGGGCAGTTCATAGGAAGCAAGTACCGTATCACCAAAAGGAGAGTTAGAAGCATCAACTGAATTTGCTGCTACGCCAAGCTCAATACTGTAAGAGTCAGCGTTGATGTAAGTGATCTCAAACTCATCGTTCAGATCGTTGGCAACAATACTCCCACCACCAAAACTAATGGTCGCTCCACTGAAAATAACGTAATCACCACTTTCAGCACCGTGAGCAGAGTCCGCAACAACAAGTGTGTTTGATCCTGTGGTTGCATAGAACGGATCAATAAGCGATACCGTATCTGCTATGGGCGTGATGTCGTTAAACTGCCCCGAATATTCAACGTAGTATTTTTTGTTGGTACCAACGCCTAAATAATTATTACCATCTAACGCCACCCAGTTCCACAAACTGCGGCAGATACCCAAGAACTGCGCTGCTGAGTATTGAATCCAACCGCCAATTTTTTCTGGCGTACCTTGGCGGAAGCGTACCTTGTCAGATACGTACCAACCTTCTTCGTTGGTGTATCTCGTGTTTTCCCGATTGACACCGGGGCGGAATCTTAGTTTTCTGACAGGCATCAATCACCCCGTAGGTACAAGGCGCGTTCGGCTTTGCGGCGGCGCACCAATCCGGGCAATACCTTGCCACCGCCCATAGTCCACATCATAAACGCTTCTGCTGCGCCTTCATAGTCGGCGCGGTTGTTCTTGATTCTTATCGTAGAACTCTGATAACGCCCAGGTCCAGCGTTGAACGCAAAACTGACCACAGCGTCGAAGCTTGACTGACGGCCAGCAAGATTAGGAGACATTCTAAGAACACTGCGTTCAAAACGGACGAGATCATCCTCAAAAAGGCGATCAATCTCCTCCTGCGTCCAAGTACGATTATCTTGGGCTGCGAGTGGGTAGTCCTTGCGAAGAATGCCGGTATATCCATCTTTCCTCAACGCTGGTAATTTGATCTGATCTTGGTACAGAACATGGCCGTAACCAATGGTCCAAATGTGGGCTGGGCATAAATAAGGCTTGAGACTCTTGCCCTCAAATCTGTGCATCAACTCAATGCCAGCCTGACCCGTTTTCACTTTTTCTGCCAGCTTCTGGAACCAAACCAAAATCCAATGATGCCGCCGAGCATCGCCATCTCATCGTCAGAAAAGATGATTGCACTCACCCGAATCAAATCGTCGATGTTCTGCACAAGATGAGGATGCTGCCAGACGTAATAGGCAAGTACGGCGTTGATGGCAATCAGTTCTAGGATGAGCAGGTACGTAACGTTGGGACGTACGGTGCCGATGTAATTCACTACCCACTTGCTGGATTTCTCAATGATCTGCTTGTCATGATCCAGAGCGGCGACTGTCATTTGAGCGTCAGTCTGCATGGCTATCTGATCGGTGCGGATCTCTTCCACACGCTGTTGGGCGAGGTAACCTTCTTTGGCTAGCGCAAGCTCACGCTCTGACTGCATTCTCGCAAGCTCAAGCTCATGGGCTTGGTCGGCTTTGTTTTGGAAGTAATCAAGCAGTTTGGGTAGGCCGGAGATCAGTAGACCACCAAGTGTTGAGAGAAGTGAGAGCATGATTACCCCTTAGCCGTTACGATGTCTTGACCCTTTTTGACCGTTACCTTGCTACCTTCAACATCAACCTGCATGGGTTGTTCGGCACGGTCCAGCTTGTCAAGACGATGGATAAGGTCTTTAATCACTTCAAACTCAGGCTTCTCTTGCTTAGGCGCAGTCCCAGCAATACCGTTAAGCATCTGAATAAGCGCAGTAAGTGAAGCGCCAAGCAAACCCATCACAGCGGCGATCTTTTCGCCTTCGAGGAACAACGATGCACCGACACCCACAATCACGATCAGGAAGATATACAGTAAGCCATCTTCACCAATGGCTTTACCTGCTACTTCTTTGGCCGAGTCTTGTGCTTTAAGCTCTTCAAGCCTGATCTTGGCTTGCGCCTTAAGAACCGCTAGTTCGTGGGTTTTGTCGTCCATTACTTTCCCTTACAATGAAGGTATCTTAATAAATACAACACCAGAACCCCCCGCAGCGTTTCCTCCTCCACCACCGCCGGTGTTGGCTACGCCCCCTGTAGACGCAGTTGAAGGTGCAACGGCTTTAGAACCATTACCACCGGAAACCCCCGGAGTGCCTGGGCCACCAATACCTGCCAAATCTTTCCCGGCACCGCCTCCTCCACCCGCATACGTGACAGGGCTTCCTGAAATTGAAGACGATAATCCGGCTCCGCCGTTTCCACCATAACCTAATGTAGGACTTGGAGGAAATACGTATTGGGCATTTGCACCACCGCCTCCGGCCCCACCACCACCTCCACCCGATTCTACGAGCACCCCTCCAGGCGCTGGGCCACCTCCACCATTTCCTTGTCCTGGCGTTCCTAACCCTCCTGGTCCAGGAGCACTTTGTCCAGCACCCCCTCCAGATCCACCATTACCTCCGCTCCTCTGGGCTGCGGGTTGAAAAGTATCGGCTCCCCCACCGCCACCACCTACAGCGGATACTAAAGTTACTGAAGGCGTAGCAATTGAAGAATTTCCTCCTTGGCTACCCCTAGCAAATAAATTTGTACCACCTCCACCACCAACTGTGATGGTATAAGTTAACCCTGGTTCAACAGCTAAGGCTGTCCCTTGTACAAATCCACCCGCGCCGCCACCGCCAGACCCCGCCCCTCCATATCCACCGCCGCCACCTCCAGCAACAACAAGGTATTCAACGCTGTAAACATCAGGTGGGCATGTCCAGGTGCCAGAGGCTCGAAAAGGAAAAACCGAATTACGCGTTATCGTGTACTTCAAAACAATTACACCGCTACCGCCTGATGGAGTACCGTAGCCACCACCAGCGCCTCCACCTGTTTGAGCAACACCGGCTGTAGCGTTAATAAATACCGGACCGCCTCCCGGTCTATAACCACCATTACCGCCCGAAACTCCCGGAGTGCCTGGGCCACCTATTCCACCTCCAGTTGGGGCGCCACCATCCCCGCCTCCACCGCCGCCTGAGTATGTAATTGATGACCCGCTCAGTGAATTTACCGTACCATTTCCACCATTACCACCAAAGCCGCCTCCATAACTACCACCCCCGCTTGCTGAACCCCCACCACCACCGCCTCCATCATAGGAGCTTGGTGAACTTCCAGCCCCGCCGCTATTACCTTGTCCTGGAGTGCCTGGACCACCAGCAGCTCCTGTAAAACCAGCAGTTCCCCCACCCCCTGATCCGCCAGAAGCCCCATTACTGGGTACACCAAACCCACCGGGGTTAATACCCCCTCGACCGCCGCCCACAGCGGTTGTAAAACTTGATACTGGCGACGGCGCAGTTAAGGATGATGAATTTCCATTTGACCCGCCGCCGCCCCCGCCGCCCACAGTAACGGTATATGTAACACCCCCGGTTACAGGAAATCCTGTACCAGCAACGTATCCTCCGCCACCACCGCCACCGACGCTACCTGAAATACTTGAGCTTCCCGAACCACCTCCGCCAGCAACTATTAAATAATCAACAGTAAGTCCATCTACAGGCGCAGTCCATGTTGTTGATCCGGTAAAAGTAATAACCTCTGTAATGAGCGTATTACTTAAACCCTTATTAAACAGCGTCGCTAAGATGCCTGTCATGACAAATTACCCGAAAGTAAGCAAGTATCTGCCGCTGTAAACATGACGGACGCTATGCCATAAGCCGCTAATGAAACAGAGCTTTTATCGGTCGTTGTTCCAGCTATAAAGGCATTGGTGATATTCGTTGTAATCGTTTTGGCTGTATTGGTGTTATTCACAATCACAACTACATCGCCTGCCGCAAACACCGAGTCATTAATAGTCACCGCACCACTTGCGCCTAATTGGATGGACTTGCCGACATCGCCAGCCACAAGTGTGTAGTTTGACGTTTTCTCAGCACCACCTGTAAGCGGTGTGCCTTTATAACCCGCAGTGAATGTTTCTGCTGGTAGTGTGACGTTTGTCGTGCCTGTTGTTGTCATCGTTAGGCTGTTGCCGCCCGATGTTATGAGAGAAGAGCCGTTTGCAAGCGTTAGCGTTGCAGACGTTGCTGGCGCAGTAACGGTAACTTTGTTAAGGCTCGTAGCAGTCGCTACGCCAAGTATTGGCGTGACAAGCGTTGGGCTTGTGGCAAAAACAAGTGAGCCCGATCCTGTTTCATCAGTGACCGCAGCGGCAAGATTTGCCGATGAAGGCGTTTGCATCCATGTGACTACGCCACTACCAAGTGATGTAA